TATACTCCCGACAGCTTGAAGGTAAAACAACCCGTGCCCTCGTACTAGAACATTCAAAAATTGAAGGCATATCAGAAGTTACAGCCTGGCAAGATTGGAAAAAAGTTAAACAATGGAATAAAGAAGATTGGGAAAAAGATAGAGAAACACTCTTACCTCGCCTTCAAGCAATGCGTATTCGCCTCTTCAACAAAGCAGTCAAAAAAGGTCAACTTCAAACCGCAGCACAAATCCTAGATTCCCTCGGCAAAGTAATTGGTGAATCCGTTGAAACAGTAAATATCCAAGCTCCAGAACTTTCCATAAAAGTAGAACCAAAAAATTAAATCAAATATATTTAAGTTGCCCACGTCACACAAAAATAAAAAATAATCTGTAACCCTCCCCCTGTAGGTAGAGTTACAAATTTGATTAGATTCTAAGCGGCTTGGAAGCGGCTACAATAAGCGTTAATCTTTTTTAGATAGAAATAGCTTCAACTGTTTTTGGCCGTTGTAATAAGCTTCCTTGCTTCCTGATAACTGATAACCTTTCGGCATATCTGCAAGCCATTTAATAAGTTCAGGTGACATAATTTTAACTCCTATAACCAAATGCTTAGATATTCTCTAGTCTTTACATTCTCAAATGTTAGACGTTTTGATGTTATATCTCTAAAAACATAATTTTTAGATTTACTTTTAAATTCATTTGATTTTTTAAAAGCTAGTTCAAAAGCTAGTTCAGGATATTTAAAAAATTTTTCTTTTTGTTTTTGTAAGCTTAGTTTCATTTGTAAGATTTAACTATATTCAATATAGCATAATAATATCACTATTGTGTATTATTAACAATTCTTAATAATGATATATAAATATAGTTTATATCTGCTAATATTCTAATAAGTTTATTATTCTTTTTATTGCTTTTTAAATATCCTTGAGTAGGTAAGATCAAATCAAGACGTATTAACACTTGAGATAGATTACAAGCTTATTACAGATGATTTATTAGTGATATTGGGGATAATAAACCTTAACACAAACAAATTACTCAAAAATCAAAAATCAAAACTCATGGAATACAATTCTATTAATACTCAATGGTACAAAGCCGATGAGGGAGACAAATGTGAAGTAGATCTTACTTCAGGTTATGTCACATTAAAAGATAAGAACTTTAATACCAAAGGTTTAAGAATGGATAGCGAAATATTAGTAGGTTCAATTCTTATGTCACTTAATGATTTAGTAGTAATGAACGATTATGAAACATCGACAGAAAAAAGAAATCATGAAATTTTAAAATGTTTTCAAGATAGTATAAAAGGATTTATGAAAACAAGTGAAGAAAACAAGGCTAAGTGGAGTAAATAACAAATGAAATTCTATTTAATATTTATAATATTTACTTGTTTCATATTAGCTTCAGTCGGTGATCATGATCCGATTAAATATGGTAATCAGTACAAAGAAAATAACCAGACAATAGAAACAAAAATAAATAAAATTTAACAAAATATTTTATAGGTAGTTTTTAAGACTGCCTATAAATTTTTATATAAAAATCAAATCTTATTAAAAAAATTTATTATGTCAGCACATTTAGTTGATCAAGATTGCATTAATGCACTTGCGACATTTTGGTATGAATACCACAAAACGCCAGGTAATGAAAGCCCACAAAATGCACTTCAAAGAGCTTTTTTAATTGCTAAAGAAGAAATTTCTTTGAAAAAAGATTATTTCGAGAATCAAAACGAGATAAGATATAGAGCAATAAAATTAATTGAAGCTCAAAAAGATGTATATAAAGGGCTTGCAAGTTGTAGGGTAATATATGATATTTTACTCAATGAAAATATAAGAAGTTTGCAGGCTTTATACCCTGACGATATAAAAGAAAAAAACGAAAATCGTATTTGGTATCATGAATATGATTTTAAGAAGTCATCAACAGTTGTTAAGTGGGTATCTGATAGAGATCCTAAAGGGCTTTTGATGTTATGGCAGATGTTAAAGGGTTGGGAATATCAAAGTTGTGAACATTTTGAATTTAGAAATTCTGTTGCTTATGTTATTAAACAACAGATACAAGATGGAATATTAAATACACTTAAAAAGAAATTCTGCGTTAATGATGAGGATAATGTCTGGACAAGTTGGGAAGATCCTCAACTTGATAACCATATAGTTTGTATAAGTGATATGTTTGCATAATGGATTATTCAATTCCTTTTTATTCAGGTGATGTAATGCCTGAAGATTTTCAAGAATGGTTGAAAACTTTACCTAAGAAGTATATTTATCAAATGAATAATATTTCAAAGGATAAGGGAACATATACCTTTTTTATCAGTCAAGAAGAGTCTTAAAAAATAAGACTCTTTTTTTTATGTTTTATTAACAAATAACTTGCAGTATAAACTAATATAATGGTAGCATATAGCTATAACAATTTAATTCAATTCAAATCTTATTAATCATGAATGAATCATTAAAGGCCGATATTAAAGGCCAAAAATCAAAACTAACAAATGAATCTAATAAAGAAGAAATTTATTCTAAAATTTTAGATTCAATATTAAATCTTCTTGTATGGAATAATGAATTACCAGAATTTATAGGTAATTTAGAAATAAGACTAAACAAAAAAGAAATAAAAAGATTTCAAAAAAGATATAAAAATATTATCTGGTATATACAAAATAAAAAACTATGGAGTGAGTTATGAATTGGACATTAAAAGCTAATCAAAAGTACTGGAATAAAGCCTACCAAGAATATATGAAAGAAAGTACTTTAAGTGCTAAACAAGTGAGTGATTTTATTAAAGTGAATCCATTTGTAGCACTGACAATAGAAAACAAAGCTATTGAATATTTGAGAGGTGGTAATTAATTATGAAATATAAAGTAACCTACGCTATAGATTCATTAGATACTCAACCAGTGGTTAAGTTATTTGATGAAGAATATGAAGCTATTGAATGGATGAATGATGAGATTCAAAAAAGAATTGAATATGTTGTAGAGCATAGTCAATTTTCTATTAGTGAAAAGGAATATAAAGAGATAGAAGAAAATGAACATACGCTGGTCAGGATAGAAAAATTATGAATAAATTAGAATCAACAATACCTTTTGAAGGTTTTTATAACTCTTTCATTAGTGCTGATATAGATAATGAAATTGAGTTAGATACTGAATATTATTCAGAATTATATGATTTAAATAAAACTGAAGAAGAATTTTTATGTAATAGTTTTTTAAATATAAATTCTTATAAATTTTATAATCAAATAGCTAAAGATTACACAAATTTTTATATTGATGCACTTAATAAGACATTAAAAGGATTTACATTAAAGGCAACTTATAAGTCTTTTAATAGTCCGAGAGAATATAATTTTGAAACTGATAGAATTTTTATAGAGATAGAAGAAAATCATTGTATAGATTTTATTAAATATATAATAAAAAATTATAAAAAAGAGTTAAAAAATAGAATTGAAGATAGATTTAGAAGTAGATCAGGATTTATTTCTTTCTATAAAAATAGTATAGATTTATGGGCTAAAGATTTTAAAGAATGGGATTGTAATATGATAGGCACTTGTTTTGAATTATTTGATTT